ATCTCACTGATCTGCTGCGGCGTCGCTTTCCCGATGCCCGGAACGACCTTCGAACTGTCCACCATGTTCAGTGGTGTCAGGTAGGTATCTCCGCCGGGGATTGGCGGCAGGTTCTCCATGCGCCGGATATCATTGACGGACAACCAGCCCCACTGGCGGCCCAGCGCGTACGATTCGTAACGTGATTTCTGGTCGCCGCGAAGCAATGAGGAAACGTTGAACTCGATGTACAGATCCCGGCGCTCGCTGGGCAGCAACAGGTCACGCATCATTGCGCCCTCGTGCCGCTTCAGCCAGGCCAGCAGGGTGTACATCACATACTGCAGGCCCTGATGCTCAATGTTGTTGTTCGTCGCCTGATCCAGTAGCTGAATCATGTGCGGCGGGATTTTAAACAGCCGACAAATTTCGTTTACCGTCCACTGGCGACTCTGTAGTAGCTGCGCTTTTTCGTTGTCCTGTGAAAGCTGCTTGTAGCTCATGCCTTCCTGCAGGAGCGCCACGGAGAATGCGTTACGTACGCCTGAATAGCGATCCGTCCACTTGGCCAGCAGGCGGTCGATCGCCTCCTGGCTTTTGATGGTGGGCGCTTCTTTCGGTCGCTCAATCACTCCGCTCATCGTCGTACCGCGTGCAAATACCTGCGCAGCGTGATGCTCAACGGCCAGACCGAGACCGAGCACATCGGCGTTCGTCTGTATTGGCGATGTCCCGATATAGCCGTCCAGGCTGAAATATTTCACATGATGCATCATGCGCATCGGCAGTGTTTCGCCAACGTCGGGCAGGTTGTAATAGGGCATGCCGTCCGGGCCTTTCATCACAATCACTTTCTTCGGGCTGACCGGAATTAACTCCGTCGGATACCCTTTGCCGTCACGTTCAATCAGCGCAAATGAATTGCCCTCAAGCCCCAGCACCCCCTGCTGCTGCTCGTAGTATTCGAATGAAGTGTCCTTTCGGTTCGGCTGGGAGTGAATCAGGTCGTAAAGCGGATGATCGGTCGCCCTGACCCGTCCGCCTTTTTTGTCCCGGCGGTAAAGCTCGCACGGCAGCTGCGCCACGGACTCCGCCAGAAGTGTTACGCACGCGCGAACGGCCGACATGGCCAGCGCGGTTTCGGGCGTAATCAGCATCCCGGACGAGCTCTGACTGGCACGCATACCACCCGGCACCATCGTCCAGTTGGTGTTGCCCGGTTTCGGCCTGCCCCGGAAAAATTGGGGAATAAACATCAGTTATCCCCCTTCACTGACTGGCCCTGCGCAGCGCTTCTGGCCCACAAATACGACCAGGCGAGGCAGATAACGCCGCCGGTGATTAACCCGGCCGATGGCGAAACCAGCCATGCTCCAACAGATACCAGACAGGCACCGATGAGGCCGAGCAGGAATGTAAAAACTGAAATTAACATGCGATATCTTCCTCATCGTATACAGACGAACCGCCGCTACTGCCATTCAGCATTGCGCGGCTCATGGCATTGAACAGCGCTGTGGCTCCGTCAATTTTGCTTTGCTTATCGCCTTTAGTCGGGCGCACAACATCGTCGCTGCCGGGAATGTATTTCCCGATAACGTTGCTGATACACCAGGTCAGGATTGGGTTGCCGTCATGATGGAATCGTCCACCGGCGAGCGCGGCTTCCAGCTCATTCATGGCAGGAGACATGTTCTGGAAATTCTGCGTGATTTCCACGCAGGTAAAACCATCATCCTCCAGGGTATGGCGAAGCGCTGTTGCGCCAGCGGGGTCAAGATCGACTTCCGCGAACCGTACCTCTTCACGCATATCAAGTATGCTCGCGTGGATCTCGCGGTAATCCGCTTCAGCGCCGTCTGTCGCATCCAGCACGCCCATTTCCACGAATTTCTGATAACGGTCTACCGTTTTCAGCAGTTTCGGGTCAGTGCTGTGAACAGTGTCTTCCGGTACCCAAAATTTCGGGCGGACACTGTAGTAATGCTTCTTGCCCTCAATCTCTCGCACGAACAGCGGAATGCCGGCGTTCATATCCAGCTTTTTAGCCAGGTCGAGGCCCATGTAACACTCGTCGTCGGTGAAGTCCTCAAAACTGAGGGATTTATCCTCCGCCGCTTTCCAGTGCTCCATATTGAAAAACGCCGATTTACCGGACACCCACATGTTGAGGTGTTTGGTTTTCACGGCGTTGGTCTGGCGGGGAACGTTTTTTGCCAGCTCCAGTTTTTCAATCAGATATTCATAGCTGATCGAAACATCGATATTCGGGTTAGCTTTAATGAGGTTCGCCGGGTCCTGCCAGTCGTCACCTTCGTCCAGCTCGTAAATCATGCCGAACAGGCGCTCGTTAGGGATCACTCCGTCGAGGATCTCTTTGACCTCTTTATCTTTGTCGTAACAGGGAGACTCAAGGTCAACGCCGGCGGTCGTGATAATCAGCGCCAGTGGCTGGCTACGGGCACCCATGCCGGTAGTCATGGCGGCATACTGACGGTCGGACTGATGTTCGTGGTATTCGTCAATGATGGCGCAGGACGGACTGTCGCCGTCTCCCGGATTCCCCACAATCGGCGCGAATATCGAACCATCTGCGCGAGTGAGCTTTTCAGCCCATACCGAAACGTTAAATTTTTTCCTCAATGCCGGCAGCATTTCTGCCATCATCTTGGCTGGGGTGAACACCTTCAGAGCCTGCCTCATCTGCGTCGCGCCGCAATATACCTCTGCGCTGTTTTCACCATCTGCGCAGAACATATATGTGCCGATGCCGGCAGCAAAAAACGACTTCCCGTTTTTACGGGCCACGCGGATGTAGGCTTCTTTGAAGCGCCGTTTTTTATTCTTTTTCGTGACCCAGCCAAAAATGCAACTGAAGATGAAAGCCTGCCACGGCTCAAGCCTCAGTTTCTGCCCCTTCAGATCGCCACTTGAATGGGGCAGCAGTTGCACGAAGCGGCAAGCCCGCTCCGCCAGATCCCTGTCGAACCGGTACGGATAGTCTTTATCGAGCGACTTTTTCAGGTCGTCGTAATGGCGCTGGCAGGCCAGCTTGATGTACTTACAGGCGACAATCTTCCCGTTCAGCACATCACGCGCATACTGATTCGCCAGATTGACGCTCGGATATGCGGCCATAAAAATCATCCATAAAAAATGGGACCGTGGTCCCAATTAGAAATCGTTGAATTCGTTATCTGCTTCTTCAGCTCCCTGTCCGGGCTTTCTGACTCTCATTCTGCTGTTGGGATCGAGCTTCAGTACCACTGACAGCTTGATGAGCTGCGTGATGTATTTGTCGCGCGCTTTCACGGCCGCGCCGAGCTTCTGGCCGCCGGCTGCGGTCTCATCACCGAGGCCGTCACCTTTGATTTCCTGATTCGCATCGAACAGGAGCTGCACCGTGTTGCAGTACTCCATCAGCAGGTAGCAGTCCTCCATTTCGAAGGTGCCGTTGTCGATCAGGATTCGGCAGGTACGCTTCCAGGCATCGACTGCCATCTCTCCCAACAATTCATCCGGCGGCGAAACTGCTCTGGTGAGCGAGCTCACCTGCGTCCCGGCGTTGTTCGGCTTGCGACCACCACCGGGCGCTCTGACTCCCGTGCTCATCAAAACACCTCAAAAATGGCCCCAAAAAAAAGTTCTTATTTCTTACGCGTAAAAATCTACCGGGAGCGGCAGTACATGGCGGCGAAAGGGGTTCGGGAATTGATCCCCCCTATCCCCCTGCCAGACGATAACAGTTATCAATTAGAGGGTGCTGCGCTGCGCCAATTGATAACAATTATCAATACCTATGAGCCAAATGCTTTCGTGATTAGGCTCATTATTTGAGCCGAATTGATGCGGGGTTTTATGCGCGTGCATCCATCTCGGCACCGAAAAGCGCGATTGCCATCAGCGCCTCGCCATCGGGATAGCTGGCCAGCATCTGGTTCAGGGTCGTCGTACATTCGTTTACGCGTTCCCGTTGCTCCGGTTCCAGCTCCGATATTGCGCCTTTAATCAGTAGCAATGTCTCTTGCTCTCTCGTCATTTCAATCTCTCGCTTGCGGTTTTACGTCTGTGGCATGGCCAGCACAGCGCTTCCAGATTGTTATCGTCATCTGTGCCGCCGTGGGCTTTGGGTATGATGTGATCGACCGATGTTGCCTTGCTGCCGATGCCATTGCGTCGGCACTCCTGACATACGTAACGGTCGCGCTCGAGGATGCGGGCGCGCCTTATCTCCCACGGTCTGCCATAACCACGCTCATGCCTGCTCTTTCCTGGCTGGTAGTTACGCCATCCATCACCTGCATGCTGTTGCCGGTGTGCGTCGCAGTAACCACTGCGGTCAGTGGTTATCGCGGCGCATCCTTTATGGCGGCAGGGCCGGTTAGCTCGCGCTGGCATAATATCTGTCCTTTCGTTTTACATCGGATAATTGGGACCGCGGTCCCAATGGTTCAGACTGGTTGCGCTACTGGCGGATAATGCAGCGTGCTGTAGGTCGGCAGCTCCATCTTGTAAGCGTAATGGTATTCAGCTGTGGCCCCGGATGATGCCTGCCAGCCAGGTAACATCAGGATTGCATCAGCACAGCGGAGCATGGCGAAACAAATGTCCATGTATTCACGCTGCAGCAATCCATCCGGTAAGGTGGCTGGGTTGAGTACCGTGTGACCATGCGCCTTCAGTCTGTCGGCTTCTTTATTGAATGCTGCCCGGTTATAGTTCGGATGCCCGGTCATTGGTCCGGCGATGAAGACTTTCATTTGCCATCCTTGTTTATCGTGCCAGTGAAAAGAAAATCACCCTGCTGCTCGTAACCGCGCTTCACTTTCCCCAGCACGCGCCGCA